AGATGATGCAAAGAGATATGCACCAATATTTAAAGAAGCAGGTTTCGGAACCTTCTTCGTTCCACAAAGTGACGTTTTAGATTTAGAAGATTTAATTACATCATTCGCTTGGGCGGCGTCAAGTCCACTAATCGATTACATTGGTATTAGTATACTAGCAGTACCAAATGCATATGGATGTGAACAAGGCAATCCTCTTCAAAGGTATATGAGTAGATATAAATTTATGAATGAGCTATATGATAGAAACTTATTACAACTTGCAGCACAGAATAATAAAAAGATTCATATGTTAGGTATGGTAGATGGACCAAATGAGATATCATTACTAAGAGACTTTCATATTGATACCTGGGATTCAAGTGCTGGAGCGTGGGCTGGACTTAATGGTATAGCTATAGATTGGAGCCCAACTGGATTTGTTGAAGGTAAATTCGAGAGACACGTTGACTTTTATGATAAAGTAGGAGATAATAGTCTTATAGAATTAGCGCAAAGCAACATCAATAAAATTGATGATCTAGTTGAAAGATACAACTTCACGGAAAGATTATGAGATATAGGTTTGAGGAAGACAAAATATTAAAAGAGGTAAGTGATTACATTGCTGGCACTTACAAAGCTCATTATGTAAATGAGACAGCAGGAACAAAGGATGAAGAGATTCAGACTATTGATGTATGGAAGCAAATGGGACAGGAGAAAGAAGCCTGTCACTCTAATATCATTAAGTATGCAATGAGGTATGGCAAGAAGGAAGGATACAATAAGAAAGACTTATTGAAGATCATTCATTATACTATACTTCTTTGGCACTTCACACAGGATGAAGCTCCTTCTGATAATGAAGTTGTGATGGATGAATATGGAAGAATAGCATGAGTATGAAACATATAATGAGTGACGCTAACTCTTCCGGACTAACAGAAGTACAACCAGGTGACAGTCAACCGAATGCAGTTGATCTTAGAGTCGCCAAACTATTTAAAATGAAACCTAATCAATTTGAATTGATGGGGAATAAAAAAGTCCATAGAGGTTCAGAAGAGATATTGCCTGACGACGACGATTGTTGGAATTTAGAACCAGGTACATACGAAATCATAATGGACAACATGGTAGCAGTAGCAGAAGGATATGCTGGATGGGTAATCACTAGATCAACTCTTAATAGAAATGGTCTATGGATATCATCAGGATTATATGATGCTGGGTATCATGGAATCATGGCTGGAGCATTACATGTAGAACATGGTCCAGCGAAAATTAAACGTGGCTCAAGAGTGGGTCAATTCATAATGTTCGAAGCAGAAACACTATCCATGTATGATGGTGATTATGGAATAGGAAAGGAGCACGATAAAAAGTATGGAAATTAATATCCCAATAGAAGATTTACAAAAGAGATCATTGTTTATAGCAACACCAATGTATGGTGGAATGTGTGCTGGGATGTACACTAAGTCTGTAAACGACTTGGCAAGTCTTTGTATGCATTATAAAATTAATGCTAAGTTTTATTATTTGTTTAATGAATCATTAATCACAAGAGCAAGAAACTATTGCTGTGATGAGTTTATGAGATCTGATTGTACACATATGTTATTCATTGATAGTGATATATCATTTAATCCTAATGATGTACTTACAATGTTAGCTATGATGGATCACGAAGATGAAAAGAATGACTATGATATAGTATGTGGTCCTTATCCTAAGAAATGTATTTCATGGGAGAAGATATCTCATGCTGTCAATCAAGGTTTCGCAGACGAAGATCCAGAACAGCTATCTAAGTTTGTAGGTGACTATGTATTCAATCCAGTGCACGGTAGTAATGAAATACCTCTAAGCGAACCTACAGAAGTATTAGAAGGTGGCACAGGGTTTATGATGATGACTAAGAAGACATTACAGACTTATGCAAACGCTTATCCTAACATGATGTATAAACCAGATCATGTTAGAACAGAACACTTTGATGGCAATAGAGAGATCATGGCCTTCTTTGATGCTGTGATAGATGATAAGCAATTAAATCTTCCAAAAGAACTTGCACTCTTTTACAAAGAAAAGAAAGGAAAGCCGACTAAAAAGGAAGTCCTCGAATTTGTAGGAGATAAAAGAACTGGTCTTGATAGAGAATATTCTAATAGGTATCTATCAGAAGACTATATGTTCTGTCAATGGGCTAGACATATCGGATTAAAGGTATGGTTATGTCCTTGGATAGAACTGCAACACATGGGTTCATTTGTCTTTGGTGGGTCATTAAAAGACCTAGCAGCGATTGGTGCACCTGCAACAGCTGATCCTGAAAAGGTAGGCAAAAATAAAAATATGTAAGGTAAAATATATATTATGAAATTAAGTGAAAGTACAATAAATGTTCTAAAATCATTCTCAGTAATCAATACTGGTATAGAACTCAAAGCAGGAAATGTCTTAAAGACTATTTCACCTCAGAAGTCTATTATGGCTAGAGCTGAATTAGGTGATAGCGTTCCTAGTGATGCTTGTTTCTATGAACTAAATCGATTCTTAGGCGTACTCACACTATTTGATCAACCTGAATTGGACTTTAATGAAAAGTTTCTTACAATCAGAGATGCAAAAAGAAGTGTAAACTATACTTATGCAGATCCTCAAATGATTGTGACACCACCTGAAAAGATTTTTCAGATGCCAAGCGTTGATGTAGAAGTAGATCTCAAGTGGTCAGACATTGCTAATGCTCTAAGAGCAGCTAGTGTTATGTCTCTACCTGAGATAGCAATTTCTTCTGATGATGGTAAGACTATTAACTTAGAAGCCATCAGTAGCAAGAATCCAACTGCTGATAAGTACACGACTGTTATTGATAATAATAATAGTGGGAAGGTATTCCGAGCTGTGTTTAAGCTAGAGAATATCAAAATAATGAATTATGATTATAAAGTAGAACTATCTTCAAAAGGTATAGCTAAATTCCAATCATTGAATAATAAGACTTGGAAAGATGAAAAAGTCCAATTTCAAGATGGACCAATATTAACTTATTGGATAGCAACTGAGCAAGGTAGCTCAACATTTGAGTGATGAGATATGCAAGAATTTTTATGGGTCGAAAAATATAGACCGAGTACATTATCGGATTGTATTCTTCCGGACGAATTAAAGAATACATTCCAAGAATTTGTTAACCAACAAAACATTCCAAACTTATTGTTGTCTGGTTCTGCGGGTGTCGGAAAGACAACTGTAGCAAAGGCTATGTTAGAGGAGCTCGGAGCCGACTATATTGTCGTCAATGGATCCCTACATGGTAATATCGATACATTACGTACCGAGATTATGAACTTTGCTACAACTGTGTCCTTTAGTGAAGGTAGAAAGTATGTTATCCTAGACGAAGCAGACTATCTTAATCCACAAAGTACACAGCCGGCGCTTAGAAACTTCATGGAGGAGTATTCTAAGAACTGTGGATTCATTTTAACTTGTAATTTTAAGAATAGAATTATAGAGCCATTGCAATCTCGTTGTAGTGTGATAGACTTTCTGTTTCCAAAGAAACTAGCCCCGTCGCTGGCCGGCTCGTTCTTTCAAAGAGTCA